CCCTGATCAGTACAGAACACCTTATCTTTATATATAACGTTTGACCCATCTGTTATTGTCAAATCGTAAAATCTATTCTCAGTAAGTGCAAACGTATTAGATATTACTAAATATCCCTTGTCCTCATAATAACCACCCGCACTATTCCAATCCATGTTTACCATCTCCCATTCCTCATCACTATTCTCCCACTCCATACTATCAAGAGTATAGGTAGTAGTCGTATTAGTAGAGTCATCTCTTAGAGTAATCACTACATCATCAGGGTAACTTCTTGGAATAATCCGTATAGTTTGCTCTGCTACGCTCGTTGTAAGAATTATCATTTTATCCTCTTATATGTATATAACGAATGTAATTCGACATTTTGCATACATACATAAAAAAAGGGGGCATTAGCCCCCCTTAATTACATCTATTGGTTAGATTATGTTGCAGCAGTTACCGCAGGTGCGATTGGTGAAGAAGCAGAATCAGTTACTGCAGTTGTAATAAATGCAGGTGGTTCTTTCTCAAGAGCCTCAAAAGTCAAAGTGAATCCTGAGTAATCTCCTAAGTTAGCCCCTGTTGCAAGTGAACCTCCTGTAAGATCAGCTCCATGCTCCAATCCGATTACCATTTGCTGACCGTTGTAATCCTCTACTACGATGTGAGGACGTGCAGCAGCTAATAGTTTAATTTCGTCTTGAGTTGCAGAATCAAGAAGTGGTAGCTGAATGTTTACAGTTTGTGTGTAGAAAATTGAGTTATTTTCACGTGAACCGTTTACAGTAGTTTCTACAGATGATGCACCTCTTAGGTCATACCCGTACCAAGTACCGTCTACTGCTCCTGCCGTGATAGTAAGACCTCCCTCAACAAATGCAGCAAAGTAAATCTTTTTAAGACCTCCTACTGCCTTTGCACATGGGAATTGTCTTCCTGTAAGTGATAAAGAACAAGCCATAGTTTATATTATTAAAAAAGGGCAGGCAGGCTCAATCGGCTTACCTACCCTTCTTTGTTAGACATTTTATTTTTATTAAGCTAAAGTAAGTAGAGCAAGGTCAGAACCAATACCGTACTGTACACCTGCTGTGAATCGCATGATTACACGTACATTTTGTGAACCATCAAGGTCAGCCATATCTAACAACTTAACTTCGTTATGGTCAGAAAGAAGTCCTGTACCGAAGTAAAGGTTTGAACGTTGTCCTGCTACGATGTGATCGGTTGGCATTCCCGGTGCAAGTTGAACTTTGATTCCTTCGAAAGAAAGTGCATTACCGTTGTTGTACCATTGAGTTCCTTGAGCGTTTGTACCTGCAGCTCCAAGACCTGAAGCACCGAATCCACCTAATGCACGAACGTATGCTTGGTGAGCAACAGTAGGAACATAGATAGTAAGGTCTTCTTTACCGATAACAGTTGAAGGAAGAGCGTCTACAACGTTTCCTAAAAGAGTGATGATGTTAGAAGCAGAGAAAGAAGTTTCAGCTCCGTTAGCAGCATCGTTTACAGTAGCATCAGCAGCCATAAGAACTGTAAATCCGTCAAACTCACCTGCAGTAGCGTTTACTCCACCCCAAATGTTTTGCTCAGTCTTCTCAGCTACCAATCCTGCTACGTGAGCAATGATGAAGTCAGAGAATGAAGGAGGTAGGTTATCGAATGCAGAGTATCCCATTTCGATAGCTTCCCAATCTGAACGGAAGTCTTTTTTACAGAACTCTAAGTTTACTTGGAACTCTTCAGGTTGAAGGATTCTCTCAGTTAGAGTTACAGTAGCTGTGTCAGCAAAATCACAAGTAGCATCTTTGATAACATTTGAATCAGTAGCTACTTTTTTGATGACTTCTTTGTACTTAACGTTAGGCTTTACTTCGATAGCCCCGTCCTCGATAGTTTTACCACTTAGAAGTGCAGCAGCGATGTATTTGCCCGCAAATTCACCTGCATAAGTAGTAGTGATTGATGTAGTAGTTGCCATTTTTGTTTATTTGATTTTAATTATTTAAAGTTTGCAAGTTTCGCAAGTACTCTATCACGTGTAGAGCCTTGTCTTTTGTTAGAGAAGTTGTAAACCTCTTTTTGAGTCTTAGATTCAGGATTGTGCTTCAATGGAGCAGCAGCAGGAGTAGCAGATAACTCTTCTTTTACTTGAGCTTCAACTTCAGCTTGTGCAGCAGCCATTTCTTCTTTTTCCTTCATCCCTGCTTTTACCTCATCGATCATAGCTTTGATCTCATCGATAGCAGCAGCGAACTCTTCTTTTTTAACGTAGCCCATTTCTTCTTCAGCAGCTTCTACTTCTACTTCAGGGGCTTCTTCTTCCTCTGCTTCTGCAGATTTGATTTCCGAAATGATACCTTCTTCTTCTACAACAAGAGTCATACCGTCTTCCATTTCATACTCACCTACAGGAAGAGCAATTTTATCTTCTTCTGTAACGATGAATACTTCTTGACCTGCAGCAAACTCTTCTGCTTCCAAAACTGTACCATTCTCTAAGGTCATTTGAGCGAACTCTACTTTGGTTTCTTCAACCTCAGCAGACAACTCAATGCCTAAGAGTGATTTGATTTCTTTTAGCATTTCTGTTGGTTTCATGTTTATATAACGATTAGTAATTTTTATTTTGCGTTTTTATCTTAACACAATTTCGTTTTCTGTTTGAATCCATACCTTAGCACCACAAGAAAGAGGTTTATCAGGATTATAAATAACACTACAAACTACTTTGCCATTTTCGTCCAATATATCTACCTCTTTAGCATATTTATTAGACTTATATGTCTTGCAAGTAATTACAGGCTCTCTATCTCCCGTTTTAGAGTTGCTTTTAATCTTATGTTGATTGATATGTATTATATGCTTCAAACTATGCGATAGTTTTTATTTTAGTTTCTAAGGCATAAACTCCTCTCATAGTGTCTTGTAGGATTTCCGTATATAAACTTAAATCTTCGTAAACATCTACATTTTTTAATCCTGCTTTTTCAAATTCTTTTTTAAGTCTTTTCCCTTCACCTAAAGGTCTTTCTCCTTTTGTGATGTCTAAGTCTTGTTTGATTTTATTAATTTGAGAAATAGCATTATCATATCCTGATTGATAATCATCAATTAATTTTTTCATTTCAGCAGCTACTGATTTTGCTTTGTTAATTTCTGCATCAATAGATAGTTCTACCTTCTGTTGAGATAGCTCTACACTCTCTTCTTTTTTGATCTGAGAGATTTTGTTAAATACTGATTTTTGTGTGTTCATATCTTAATTTATTAAATATTATTATATCTCTTTTGCAGCAGATGATGCTCCTTGAGCAGCTTTACCCCATGAACTTGATAATTCTTTAGATGCACTCTGAAGTGCTTGAGCAGAGCGAACGATATCATCAGCACCAAGTTCTTTAGCCATTGATTCTAATTTCTTAGCATCTGATTCCACATTTCTCAAATCCTTAGCTACTTGCTCTAAGTCATTAGCCGCTTTCTCAATAATTCTTTTAAGTGGTACTGCTTTAGCTGCAATAGATTGATAATTATCTCTAAGGTCATCAATAGCACCTAATTCTACTCTCTGCTCAGACAACTCAGCCTTAAATAGTTTCTCAGCGATTTCTTTTTTAATCATTGTTATATATGTTTTTTAATTAGTCCCTCTTGTTCTTCCTATGCCTTGCGCTCTTAGTGAGCCATCACAGCACTTTACGGAGTATTTATTAGTGTCCCAACATAGACATCCTCTGCGACCACCTTTTGGGCTGCTCTTACTCGGTGTTTTTTCCTCACGCATAATTCTGTGTTTTTTGAATAAAGTAAATAATATCCCATATCTGAGCAGCACCACCTACTGCGGTTATATTCCATTGACTGCCATTACTTATAAAGTTCGCATCTGCGTAGTATTGGAATACTCCGTGATAATCGTGAGCCGTATCGTTTCCTTTAGGAAAGGTAATCGTATCTCGGATTCTGTCGTATGGAGTTCCGTTCCCTCCCTCGAAGTGTATCTCCAAGTAAGTCTGATTCGCATTAGGGGCTTGGTACTTAAACACGATAGTCATTATGTAAGTATCGTTCTCATTGTCCGCTAACACTTTTAGCGTAGAAGAATTGTAG